ATCTTTTCTCTAAATGCTCTACCTTGTGAAAGCGTTACTATATCTTTTCCTTCATAAGACATTAAATATTTCCCTCCTCATAATCTGATTTAAATCTCCAATGATATCCATAAGCTTTATGTTTTTTATGAGTTGCTGATTGAGAAATCATTGTTTTTGCACTTATAATATTATTGGGATGTATTGCATTCGCAGCCGAAGTTATACTTTCATATTCTTTAATTAATTCATAATTATCATCTAATTGTACAACTGACTTATAAACGCGTTTTGCTGCGGTCTTTTGACTTATTTCAATTCCTAATTTTTTTAGGTATTTTCGTATAGTAGTAGGACTTCGACTTAATTTTTGTGCGATTTGAGTAGTAGTATAATTTAAATTATATAATAATATAACATCTTCTTTATATAATTCAAATTCACTTTGCCTATTACTACTACACTCTCTCATTCTTTTATTAAATTCTTCTTCAGTAATACCCATATCACGAAGTCTAAAGCGTACAATTGGACGGCTACATCCAACAATATTTGCTATTTGTAATATACTTAATCCTCTATCCCAAGCATCTTTAATTTCAGCATTAGAATATTTTAAAACACCTTCTCCTCCACGCGTCATATTATAACCCATATAAGGAGCATCTAAAAAATAAGCATGATATTTTTCTATATAATATTGTTCTCTTTCAGCAAGATTCTCTTCTGAAATATTATCTTCTAAAATTTCAACAGAAAATGCATTACTCCCATATTTACGGATAGCTGCATTTAACAAATGACAATTATCATTGTTTTCATTAAGTGCTTCACTTACATGTGAGGCCCATCGTACATTTTCTGGCATAATTGTTTTACCAATATAATATTTTCCACTTGGGCTTGTTCTTTTATAAATTAAACCCATAATTACCACCCCAGTATTCTTTCCGCAATTTCTAGTCTTTGCGGCTCTTCTTCTTCAAAATATTTTAATATTAAGTCTACTTTTTCTCCTGACATATTACCGCCTGCGCGCCACTTATATAACATTTGGCTGCTGATTCCAATAGACGTAGCAATATCTTCTATCTTCTTGCCATTACAACTTTTTGGGTTAATATTCGCGGCAGTACGAAGTAATTCATTCATTTCAGAAAATGTTTTATATTTCATTTTCTCACCTCCCGTCATAGAATAAGTAGAAATACTAAAATAAAACTATAGAAAATTCTTCCGGGGTTAGAAAAATTTTTCTATCTTTTTTATTTATTATATCATAAATAGAATAAAAAGTCAAGTATTAACTTGACTGATTATTTTTTTATATTTATAAAAAGTATTATTAGAAAAATGAAATGTTTCCATAAATTCAAGATCCGTCATAGTACCGCCAAAGCACTTTAGGTATTTGGGCATTAGTTCGCGCGCAAGATCTTCTTTTTTAGAATGTAATTTATTACCTTTTATTCCTCCAATTTGTTTTCCATTAGCTCTTGCTTTTTCAATTCCTATTTTGGTTAATTGGCTGTGAGAAATTTGTTTTTTACCATAGGTAATACTATGAATAAGTCCATGACATTTATCACATAACCAAACACAATTAGTTGTATCATTACCTCCTAATTCTTTTGGTACTACATGATGCTTTTGAGTGCCAGGTTTTCCGCAATTGATACATTTAGTATTACGATTATGTATTTGATAAGTATCATATGCTTTTTCAGGCATATCATCACATCCTTTATTTTATTAATTCAATAGTTAAATCTTTATTCATAAAACATGTTTTAGCAGTAATTTTATCTACTTTCATATTATATTCCCATCCTGATAAATGATGGTAGAACTGCGTATCATTATATAGGTCATAATCAAATATTCTACAAATATCTTTATTAGGATAAAATATAGTGATAGTACCCCAACTTTTAAGTATAGTTTGTAACTGTCGCAAAGCTTGATCTAAGTTTAGTGATTTATCTATCTGGTATTCACCAGTACTAAATCCCATATCACAAGTTTGAGGAGTAATTTCATGATATTTTAACATTATACTTCTTCTTTCTCTTTACATTTTATTATATCATAAATTAAAAAAGAAGTCAATTAGTTGACTTCATAATTTAATTCCTCTATTGCTCTATCAATACTTGTACCAAGCAAATAACATCTAATAGTTGTATCCATATGCTGTGCGGGATTTGAATAAACCCATTGTGGCCCACTTCGTGGCCAATCATCAAACTCTGCCGCCGCCTCAAAATAAAGTGAAAGATTATGTGCTACATATTCTTCACATTTTTCTTCTGGAGCATAATAATAACATCCATTACCAGTTATACAATCATGTGCCCAAAGTTCATCAAAAAGCCAATCATATAATTCATCCCTTGTCCATTCTTCTGATTTAGCTTGAGATAGCACACCATTCATAAGAATCCATTCTTTTATATCATTAACCATAGCTTCTTCATAATTATATTTGTCCATAATCAATTCTCCTTATGCAAATGCAATTGTAAGTGCATGAATAATATGGTCAATCAGTTCTTGAGTATAATTCTGCGTAACCACAACTTTAGTAGAAGTAAAGGGCGGATTCATGTACTCTTCATTGTCTGGGTCTGTAATAAGTGTAGTCTGCTTCATATCGAATACGCTGAAAGCCTTATTACAATCTCTGTTATACATATCATTACAGCAAGCATCACCATCAAACAGAATAATATTATAATTGCACGTTTGCGGTTTCTGCAACTTCATCAAGATTTCCTTCATGTTTTCCGGAATTGTATTGCCGCCCCAAGCGGTCATCTTGCGTTCGCTGACCGTTTGACAAAGTTTAAACTCATGATTAATAAACGCAACATCCATAGAGAAGTTTCTGTTCTTGCGCTCAATCTCTGACAGAACCGCAAGGATTCCATTAGTTACATTTACATTACCGCAATAACTACCGGAGCAGTCAATAATCAGATTCAAATGGCAAGTACCAAACTTGTTATTGCCCTGTGTAGTCATAGCACGTTCAAAGAACCGATAGTCTTTACGAGCAACGGCACGAGGATTGAACACACCGGAGTAAGCGTTAATTCCGCTCCCGCCCTTGTTCTTCTTGTTGAAGTTGCCAATAATCATTTCAACGGTTTTCTGAAATTCATTCAGTTTTTCCACCTGCGCTTCATCCAAACCGGATTGCTTACCAAGAGAAGCACCAACCATGCGTTTAAGCTGTTCGGACGAAAGAGGACTTTCATGTTCTTCACCACAAGGATTTTGGGATTCAGATTCTTTATCCCCTTCGCCATCCTCAGATTCATTTTCATTTTCTTCGCCTTTTTCATTGGACGGCTGACCCTTACCCGAACCCTGTTTCTTTTCCCCAAGTTTATCCATATTCTGCGGTTCACCTTCACCGCTACCATTTTTGGGCTGAAACTCTTCGGGCTTGGTTCTAAACTCTTTTTGTACAAGTTTGTACAATTGTTCTATAGCGTCTTCATAATCTCCTGCACCAATAGGGCTATCCCAACGCCCAGTAGTGCGGTTCATGGAAGCGTATTTATTGATAATGCGCTGGACTTCTTTCTGCACCTTGCCTGTTCCAAGCCCAAACCGAACAGCATTAAAGAAAGCGGACTGTGTATCAGTCGCTTGCGGAATTTTTCCACCATGTATATCGAGTAACTGCTTGCGGAAGTTTACACCGTGAAAATAGCTTTTTAAAACAGTTTCAATACGTTCATCTTCCATGCAGTTTACTGCAAAACTATTATGCAAAGATTCAGCAGGAGTAAGGATAGCATGAGAAACTTCATGATACATCATAGACCGAACGGCTTCTTCTTCATCACAAGAACCTTCGGGCATGACTGCCATGCGATGGGCAATAATAGGATAAGAAATAACAATACTATCTTCCATCGGGTCATAGTAGGAAGTTCCTGCATCCTTATCAACTCGAACGTTGATTCTCCGTCCGGTATAGAAACCAACAGGAAGGGTATTCACAATGGATTCACATCTCGCAAAACTCAGTTCCATTTTAATTCCTCTCTTTCCGTCTCTTCTCTTGGAACAATATAAGTATAACAAAAATTATATAAAAAGTCAAATATCTAACTTGTCTATAAAAAAAGATGGGGTTAAACCCCATCCCATCCGACAATTGCTTTCGTCAACTGCTCGGCAGTAAGTGTAAATTCTCTGGCTTCAGAACAACGGTCGACCAACGGTTCAGGCAAGCCATAAATCATACCGCCAAGAGAAAGGTTCATTGTCCCGATAATCTGGAAACCATCTTTGATGTGGACTGGTCTGTTCTTGTAGTAGAATTCCGTCTTTCCGTCCA